ATGTCACTTTATCTGAATCTAACGATTACTTTGATACCTCTCCAGATTCTTCAACTTGGACAAATAAAACAGATGACCAGAAGAAAAGAGCATTAATATCAGCTACAAGATGGATAGATACTTTAGTTTTTTATGGTGATAGATGCGATGAAAGCCAGGCACTAAAATTTCCAAGAACAAACTATCAAGTTGATGGAGTTGAACTTGCTTGTACAACAATTCCAAATGGTATCAAATACGCACAATATGAATTAGCTAGAGCTTTGGCAAATGATACTGATGCTATTACTGGCACTACTGGTAAAGATGGTAATTTTGAAGAAGTAAAATTAGGAGATATTCAAGTTAAATACAATACTGCAAGTCAGGGAACTGGATCTGTAAATAATATTCTTGACGTTTATCCGTGGCTACAAAGTTATCTGGGAGCATATATGCTTGGTGGAGCAGGAAGTTTTCAACTTAGAGTGGTTAGAGGATAATGGCAGGACAGTTAGACTCAGTATTTAAGCAAATTGCAAAACAGGTTGTAGCTGATCTGGGATCTTCTTTTGATTCTTCTATTGTTTATACAAGAAAAGCATCGGGAAGTTATAACACAGCTACAGGTGCATATACTACAAGCGATACAACTTACAGTATCAAAGCTCCTGTTGAGTTTGTTATTTCTACTGAAGATGATGGAAGGGAAAGAAGAGAAGCAAAGGTTTATATAACACCTGATTTGATAGGAGATAATCAACCTAATTTTCAAGATGAAGTTACATTAACTTATGCTGGATCTACAAGAGTAGGACAAATAGTTAATATAGATACAAGACAGGGTGGACAGACTTATCTGTTTACTTTATTAGTGAGGTTCTAATGGCTAAACCTTTTACTAAAAATATAGATAGAATTGCTAAAGATTTAGAAGGAAATTTAGAAAGAGACTTAAATATTCTGGTACGGGCGATTATTACTGATTTATCAACCAAAGAAAATAGTCCTGTTGATACTGGTTTTTTTGCTTCTAGTTGGACAGCCAGTACACAAAGACCTAGACCAGATCAATCACGAAAAGAATTTGCTCCGTGGAGTAATATAAAACCTTCAAGAGATGGTACAGAAGCTCCAGGTGCAGTAGTTGAGCCAAGATTTCTTGATACATTATCATTTAATTTCAAGCCTTTTTCAAAAGTATTTGTTGGAAATAGATCAGAATATGCAGCCAGAGCTTTAGCATCTCCAAGAAGTCAAGTACCTCAATATGTGCAAGGAAGCCTAAGAAAATTAATTAATAAAACATTTACAGATAAAAAACCAAAATTAGCTGTTGGTACATATGGTTCTGGAGTGAAATATGAATCTAAAGATAATGTAAGACAACCATGACTTTAGTTAACACCAGAGCAGCTTTTGAAAAAGCAGTAACAGATGCAGTTGCAGCAGTAGACGCTACTGTTGAAATGGTTTATGACAATATGGTTTATAAAACACCAGGAAAAACTAAAAAATATATTGTTATGTCTGTTGATTTTGCACAGGCAACAACTCAAACTCAAGGTGCATCACAGGATTTTTATTCTGGTGTTATTCAATGTAATATTTATGTTCCAAGAGGAAAAGGTAGTTCAACTTTATCTGCTTTAGGCGAAGCGGTTATTGATGGACTTACTTCTGTTAATGCTTCTAATTATACCGATACATTTAGTTGTACTCCAAGAGTTCTTGATGTTGTTGGAGTTACACCGATTGAACGTGATGATTCTTCACATTTTTTAGGCTTAATATCTTGTCAATTTACCGCCAACGCTTAGTATAATGATGATAGCTATACATTAACATGACTAGAGCAGTTGATCTTTTAAAAAACAAGTTTGGAGTTTCTCAACTTTACAAGCATGATGTAAAACAAAATGATGAGATAATTCTTTCTGTTTATTGGCATCCATTAACTATTGCTGAAAGGGAAGCTATTCAGAAAAAAACTGGAACTGAAGATACTAATGACTATGCTTTGCAAATGATGATTGAAAAGGCATTAGATCAAGATGGTGCAAGATTATTTCAAGATGGAGATAAGGCTTCATTAAGAAGAGAAGTTTCAGCATCAATTCTTGAAGAGATTCAGATAGCAATGATTACTGTTGATAAGGAGGTTAAAGAGGCTAAAGCCGATTTAAAAAGCAAATAAAGATTGGCAATTTATATTTTCTTTAGCAAAAACATTACATAAAACTGTAGCTGAGTTATGTGACACTTTAACTATGGAAGAAATGATAGGTTGGGCTGCTTATGCAGAAATTGAACATGAAGAATTTCAAAAGCAACGTGAACAAGCACAAAAAACTAATGCTTTAAGAGGTAAAAGAAGGTAATATAGAAGAAATGTTTTTATTTTTATAGCAAGTGGCTAATTATAACGTAGATATTGCTGTTGCTTTAAAAGGTGCTCAAAAATTAACTGCTTTTAATAAAGATGTTAGAACTACACAATTACAGGTAAAGGGTTTAAATAAAAGTCTAAAAAATGCTGCTAAAGACCAAAATTTATTAGTTAGAAGTTTTGATAATTTAAATCAAACTTTAAGAGATGCAACTGCAAATTTTAATGCTGCTGCTTCAGGTACTTCAAAACAAAAACAAGCTGCAAGGGAATTAATTGTAGCAGAAAAAGAGTTAAATAAAGAACTAAAAGAACGTGAAAGAGTCTTACAGAGCATAACTCTTACGGGTCAACGATCTTCATTAATGCCAGGTAGAAGTAGAACTTTACTTGGTCAAAGTGTAACTCCTAAAGGTGGTGCTTCTGGTAGGTCAAGGCAAATTCTTGCAGAGGAACAAGCGTTACAAGAAGCATTAGCAAGAATGGATCAGAGAGATATGAAATTAACTGGTCAAAGCGTCAATATAGAAGGAAGATTACGACAAGCACTGAGTAATCAAATAATTAACAGAAGAGCAGCTCGTTTTGCTGCAACAGGTACAGCTTCTAGTTTTCCTTTAAGTGCAAGACAAGAATCAGAAAAAAGAGGATTCTTATCGTTTAGTAAGGCTGCAAGTAAAATTCAAAAAGATACTAAAAATATTTCTGGATTTACTAAGAAATCATCACAAATATTAAGTCAACAAGCATCTAGAGATGCTTTTGCAGCACCTATGATACCTCCTGCTCAAAAAAGGCTTACGATCCCAGAAAAACTTGGAATTGGAAGAAGAGCTAATCCTAAAGGTATGTTTGCTTCTCCAACTGGAGTTTCTGGAAGAGTTAAAGGTGGTTTGCAAAGTGGTTTAATTGGTGGTGGTTTTCCTTTATTATTTGGTCAAGGTGGTTTAGGTGCTGCTGCTGGTGGTATTGGAGGTTTAGTTGGAGGTGCTTTATCTCCTGGATTTGGTTTTGCTGGCTCTATTGTTGCTACTGCTGCTGCTCAAGAAATTCAGAAAATATTAGATTTTAGAAAAGCGGTTAAAGACTTAAATGTAGAGTTAGAAAATCAAGGAATTACCACTAAAATTACTAGAAAAGAAATTAAACAATTAGCAAAAGATTTAAAAATTACAAAAGAAGAGGCTATTCAATTAGCAAAAGAATTTGGTAAATTCCAAGATGTAGGTGGTTTAAATTTATTAAGAATTTTTGGAGATAGAGCAACATTTGATGCAACTATAGGATTAAATGATTTTTCAAGCACCCTAAATAGAATACAAGTTTTGAGTGAAAAACTTACATTAGGAAAAGAATTTGAAGCATATAAGATATTAAGCACAGAGGGATCTGAAGCTGCAAATGAATTTATTGTTAATTCTCTATTAGCTTCTGAACAATCTAAAAAATTTGCAAGTAGATTTGAAAAAGACATAAAGAAATTTGAAGATGTTGGAGTGAGTGCAGTTAGGGATGTTTTTGGTAAATTAAATGACTTACAAATTCAAACATTTTTAGGAGAAGATTTTCAGAAAGTTATTAGACAGATAATGAAAGATGATGAAGAGATTCAAAAAATATTAAATGATCCTAAAAATACTAGAGATGGTTTAATTAGTGTAGAAGCAAAAGGACAAATTGATGTTCGTTTAAAGGAAATTTTAGGAGATACATTATTATTGCAACAAGCATTAAATAAACTTCCACCAGAATTTGATTTAAGTACTGTTAAAGCAAAAGAATTAGTTGATGCTCTTAGTGCAAATGTAGAGAATTTAATGTTTTTAGAGGAATTTAAAGCACCCGAAGAAGAATTAAGAAAATTAGAAAAGGCTCAAAGAATAATTATTGATGTAAGTAAAGAAATGAAGCTAGGTTTTGAAGATGCCTTCAAAGGTATTGTCAAGGGAACGATGACAGTTTCCGATGCCTTTAGAAGTATGTTAAATAGAATTAGTGATTACTTTTTGGATCTTGCTGCACAAATACTTGCTTTAGGTTTACAAAAATCTTTTTTAGGTTTATTTCAAAATTTATTTAATATTCAGATGCCATCTATTAGTGGAATGGCAGATGGAGGTCGAGTTACGGGTGGTAGGCCGTATATAGTTGGAGAACGAGGGCCAGAATTATTTACACCAGGAGTAGGTGGCAGTATCACACCAAATGAGTCTTTAGGTGGTTCAACAAATATCGTAGTAAATGTAGATGCTTCTGGTTCTTCTGTTGAAGGAGATGAAGATGAAGGTAGAGCATTAGGTCTTGCATTATCAACAGCTATAGAAGCAGAATTAATTAAGCAAAAACGACCTGGAGGTTTACTTGCATAATGGCTACTTTTCCATCAATTACACCAACTTACGGACAACAAAAAAGATCCGCACCAAATACTAGAACAGTACGTTTTGCTGATGGTTATGAACATAGAATATTATTCGGACTTGCTGCACATCAAAATCCTAAGATATTTAATCTTACTTTCAACGTATCAGAAACAGATGCGGATACGATAGAAGGCTTTCTTGATAGTCGTGCCAATGATAGTGCCAGCTTTACTTTTACTCCACCAGGAGAAGGGTTTACAAAAACAGGAACAATTACAATTACAAGTCATGGTGTAGCTGTAGGAGATGAGCTTACTATTGATTACACTTCTGGATCGGCAACTGATGGTACATTTCTTGTCGCTTCAGTAACGGATTCAAATGTTTTTACTGTCACTGCTGCTGCTAGTGCTACTAACAGTGGTAATGTTTCGATCACCCTATCTGGTGCTGGACAATATGTTTGCGAGACTTGGAATAAATCTATACCATATAACAATAGAGCAACAATTCAAGCA